GCTGTCAAATGCAAGTTCTGTGGTAAAGAGTTTGAGAATGAGGAGGACCTTAAGAAGCATCTTCCCAACTGCAGGAAGTATGGAGCCTACAAGAAGGAGAAGTATCCGAAAAAGGAGGGAGCTTCCCTGAGCACTGAGAAAGAAGAGGAGGCTCCTCCTGAAAAGAGAGAAGAGGCTCCCAGGAGTGAAGAGAAGCTCACAGCCAAACAGATTGCCAAGAACCTAGGGGACGTGGTCTCCATCCTTATCAAGAGGGAGAGAGACTACATCGAGAAGAGGAGGGGGCAGGAGTAGATTGTCTGAGGAGACAGTAACCATTCCTAGATCCTTATTGGATACTCTCACTAAACAGATAGAGGTACTCAACAAGAGGATCTCTGAGCTGGAGAAGCCTTCTCCACAGGAATCCAGGAAACCGGTCTTCCATGGCCTCTCAAAAGATCCTGAGTTGGTGGAAGCAGAAGAAAAGGAGACCCTAAGAGACAAACTGGATGGAAAGCTTGAAGAAGCCTTCAGGTATGCTGTAGCTGAACACAAGGTAAGGGAAGCTAGAAAGAGAAGCTAAGCCTTCTTTCCAACTTTCTTTTTTTTTTTAAATCCTTATTAACTTCTATTCTCTTTTCTTAGGTCAGAGGGATACCCTTGAAAAGTATAGAAGAGCTTACCACTGGAACAGCCGATGTAACAGCCATCACTCCAAAGGTCATATCTGCTGCCATAGAGGAAGTAGCCAGAGGAGCTAGAGTAATGGTTCCTCTCTTCAGGGAGAACAGGGATCTCGTCAACAGAGAAGGACTGGAGATTTCTTTCCCTAAGAAAGGAACCGGGATAGCTTTCACCTGGAATGTCTCTCCAGGAAACACAGTATCTCCTTCATCCTTTGCCTATGATGCAGAAACCATCAGGGCTGTCAAGGTAGGAGGGAGATTGGCTCTCCAGACAGAAGCCCTGCAGTCTGCTCTCAGAGATGTCATCAAGGACCAGATCTACGAGGCTGGGTTGGAATATGCTGAGACTCTGGATCTTAAGGCATGGGAGACCTTGATTGGAAGAAGGGAGACCACGATAGCCTTCTCAAGTGCTGGAACAGCTGCTGCTGGATCCGCCTCTCTTCCATTGGTGGACATCGTGTCTTGTTCTCACACAATTTCAAGTGTTGACTATGCCACCGGGACAGTGATCCTCACGGGTTCCATAGCAGCTGGAACCGTGGTAGCTGGATACGCTTCTGGAGTAACAAGTTCCAACAGGAGAAGTGCTAATGGGACAATAACTGGTAAGACCTTTCTCCAGAACAGAGCAGATGTCCAAGGACAGAATTTCAATCCAGACTTCGCTGTGATGCATCCAATGGTCCTGGCTGACCTTCTGTATGATTCCAGTACCAAGTTCCTAGAAGCTTCAGCCTATCCTAGTGGAAGAGACGTCATCTACAATGGAGAAATAGGACAGGTCTTTGGGCTTAGGATCCTAGTGACTTCTAGGATTCCCAGATCCTGTGCTCTCCTTGTGGACAGAAAGAGAATGGGCTACCATGTCATCAAGAGGGACCTTGAGTCCATCAGAGAAGAGAAGCCTGACTATGATGAGGTCTGGTACCACCTCTGGGCCCAAGAGAACTTTGGTGTAGTCAACTCCCTGGCAGTTGGCCTGGTGACCTACTGCACAAATGCCTCAGTCACCCCAATGAGCCAGACCGGCTATTAGCTCAAACTTAGATACTCGATCTGCCTCGTCTCCTCCAGCTTGGAGGACGGGGCCTTCTGTATTTTCTCTAATTTTTGACGAGAGAATCTTTATCTCAGATATGGGACCTCTCTCTCTTTGAGAGGTATGAGATTTGGTTTATGCAATAGAAGAATGGGCTTATTTAGCAGGACTCTTCGACGGGGAAGGTTCCATCTCAAGTTGTACTCATGGAGATAAAAATCTCCACCCTTTACTCGATGTTCTTATTTATAATACCTCCAAAGACCTGATGGAGTACCTTTTGAGAAGATTTGGAGAATTTGGGAAGATTTACTCTTGGAAGGAGAGAAGAAGTTCTTTCCCTGGCAAGAAGATACTTTTCCGTTTCCAAATCTCAAATTTTCAGAAGCAAGAAATTTTTCTAAAGAACATTTTTCCCTTCTTACAAGTCAAGAGAGAGCACGTTGGGTTAGCCCTTCGATATCTTGAAAGCCGAATCCCTGAACGAGGAAGAGGAAAACGATTTCCTTTGACTCCCGAACAGAAGGATTTAATCTATTCCTTGAAGAAACTTAATTCAAAGGAGGAGACTTGAATGTATGCAACTGGTGAGGATCTCAAGAGGATAGTGGACATAGCCGAGGATGCTGAGGAGAGTGTCCTAGATTACTATCTTGCTAAGGCCACTCAGAAGGTGATTCAGGACATCTTCGTGAGAGTCATAGACGAGAAGCTCACTGGGAACATTGATGGAGTCAACAACACCTTTGAGGTCTCTAAGGTTCCTATGGCAGATTTCGATGGAGACAAGATCGTGGGAACTGCTGATGTCACTGTAGTAGCTTGGGGAGACTCAGATGATCCAGCTACCAAAGCCACCTTGGATGTCTCACAAGTCTATGGGAGAGAAGGAAAGATTGTTCTCTCCTCTGCTCCTTCCTCCACCTATGATCTCATCACAGCAGATTATTCCTATACTCTCCACGAACACATCGACTGGGAGATGGTGGAGCTGGCTACCTCATACTGGGCTGCTTACCTCTATGTTCTCAGAGAGATGGCTCTGATCCCTGAACAATATGCCCTTGGACCCACCAGGTTCAGACATGCTAGACCCTATCTTCTCTACAGGGAACTCTATGACAAGGCCATTGATGACATCAGGATTGCGAGGATATCTAGGAAGGATCAGGGAGAGGTGTCACTCTATAGGGGTGTCATGACTTGAGCTTCGTATTTGATAGGCTTATAGAGAAAGAGGGAGAAGACGTTCTCATCCGGAGGAGGACTTCTTCTGTTGACTCCAATGGATATCCCACTTATACCTATCCGGAGACAGTTGAGACCAAGATGATTTTCATCTTCAGAAGTGGCTATGAGGAAATCTGGTACCCGGTGGGCTTTCATACAGATGCAGAGGCTATTGCCATTGGGAGATCCAAGGACTCCATGGACGTGGGGGATATCATCGTTAGACCAGACTTCGAGGAGTATGAGATTCTAGAGAAGATTCCTAGGAGAGCGGGTAGGGAACTCTCCTTCTGGGAGAACCAGGTTAGGAGGGTCCATGGATGATTGGAATCAAAGTCACTGGAGTTGAAGAGGCCATCCGGAAACTTAATACTATTTCCAGTAACCTCAGGGCCTACACAATGGATGGGATGGAGGAGTCTGGTCTAGAGGTCCTTAAGCCTAAGATAATAGCGGAGGATCCCGTCTACGGTAGGACCACTGAGGTTAGGAGATATGAGGAACTGGGAGTGGTTACCGTGGGACCCACCCTGGAATATGCTCCCCTCAGGGAACTAAGTCCCTCCAGAGTCAGAAGTGTTTTCAGATACGCTGCTCCTTGGTGGACTGGCTTCTCCCAGAAGCTCATAAGCAGAATACCCACCTCTGAGGTTCTTAGGAGAGTAGCAGAAGGTTCCATCGGGGAAGTAAGGGAGACAATTATTAGGGTCATAATTCAGGGAATCAGAGGTGCCTGAGACTTGGTTGTTTTTGATATTAATCAATGGCAGGAGACTGTAAGAGACTCTCTTAGGGTCCATCTCAATCCCCAATGCCTATATGGGACAGTAGAGGTAGCTCTTGCCAATGCTTCTATTAGGACAGACTTAGCACAATCCTTCATTCCCTATAGCCAATGCAGTACGACTTTGACTCCTTATACTTTCAGCCTAGAAGCCTCATTCAGAGCTAAGAAATATGGTACTCCTCTCCAGGGAATCGTATTGAGTCTTCAGACAGATTCCAGTGGGGTTCCCTCTGGAACCACCATATCTTCTTCCAGTATAGCTCCATCAGCTATCCCCAGTTCCCTAGACGTGATAACCAGTACCTTGGGACTCAGAGATATGCTAGGAAGCAATACAAGATACTGGATGGTCCTAGAGTCTAAGAATACTCTCTCTGCTACCAACTACTATGCTGTAGCTAGAGACTCCTTGGACTCCCATTACTGGAGTGGTACAGGATACTCAAGAGAAGACTCTAGTACTTGGGGGACCCTAGGAACTGACTTGTACTTTGGCGTAGGGGTTCCTAAGTTCATCTATACCAGTCACCCAAGATCTGATCTATCACTTTACGGCTATCCCCGTGTAGGAGTGGAGATTACTGGTAGACCAAGGTTCCTCTATAGATGGATCTCCAAGTCCATGGCAGAGGAGAAACTCACCTGTGTGGTATCTGTATACTCCAGGTATCCCGATCAGCTCAATGACTTGGTCTCTCTGGTTAATAGGGCATTGTTCGTAGAGAATACGACCCTTAGCAATATAGAGGTCATTACTCCCGGAGCCATCTCTCCAGAGGGAACAGTCAGGGAGAACATCTTCCGAAGAGACATCAGTTTCGAATTAAAGGTGAGAACGAATGCCACTTAAGCAACCACGACCCTCAGAAATTCTGAATCTTCTATTTGAATAGCAACCTTGGACTCTTCTTAAGCTTCATATATGTCTCCTCACTTTTCTTTAGTAGGGACAGAAGGCCCAAGCGGGTCCTGTCTCAGGTTATGAGTATCATAACCTCAATATCCTAAGTAGGAAAGAGGTGCAAGAAAAGGTGAGTGAATACATTGACCGGTATGTCCTCTTCAAAGGAGAGGGCACATGGGGTACCTGGAATGCTCCAGACACTTTCCCCAATTACCTCCTAGAGTTCGAAGGAACCACCACAGAGGAGAGAGATGATCAACCCATCATAGCCGGAGCTCCTGACCTCAAGGCTAGGACTTTCCAAGAGGAGGGAGTGGTTGCCAGAATGCTCATGCAGGTAGTCTCCTCAAAGATATTCGAGTATTGTCTGGGGTCCCATGCTGTTGCTAATACGGCATCTCCTTTTACTATAGGGATTGGTTCCACTCTCCCCTCCATGTCAATCTACAGAGGATTACAACCTGGAGCCTCTGGGGAGACAGGCACAATCTCTGTAGGCTATTATGGCATGAAGGTAGACACTTGGGAACTAACTCTAGAGAAAGGAGAGAATGTAGTTCTAGAACTTAACTTTGCTGGTAGAGGAGGTACGGTACCATCTGCTATAGCAAAGCCCAGTGTGAGTGTAACGGTA